GGTCGGTACGGCTAAGTCTACGGTCATCAAGGATGTAGTTCTTGTTGTAGTCCGGCAGTGCGCTGCTAACAGCATGTACCCTGCCGATCTCTATCTTACCTTCCTGGGCAACTGAGACTAACTGCGTCAGTACCGGCTGCCACCAGTTATTGGACTGGAACTTGGAGCAAGCTATGCCTACGTCAACCTTTACGGTCACGGTCTGCCCGCCTCCCAGTCCTCGATCCTATCGTTTTGGGCGTACCAGTTGCGTTGGTTCCGGCAATCCTTACACAGTGCGATCTTATGCAGATTGGACATCATGTCGTGCAACAGGCGCCCATCGGGATCTGGCTGAACAGTGGATAGATGAGTAACTGCGAGAGGCCGATTACAGCGGCGACACAAGAACACGGGTCGTGTTTGCATTACCGACATAACCGGCCTCCACGCAGTCTTACGATATTACGCTCCTATCCTTATGTGGTCAGGGCGGCGTGTGCTTTGTCCATCCGCACACACAGCGAGAACTCGCCTACAACCTCTCCGCGCTCGTAGTCACCTACCTTGGCAAGTGGCTCGAACGTGAACGGGAAGTATGTAACGAATCCCGCACGCTCTGGGTCAAGCAAATACACTGTATTCGCAGGCGCCCAGCGGTCCATAACCAGTTTGAGTTCACCAAACGGGGTCATCACGTTCTGGATAACCATACCGATGGTGTCTTCAGTGCGCTCAACACGCAGGAAGGTTGTTGCGTCATATATGTTCTTGATGACCTGCATGTTTGCCGGCGAACAGAGGGCTATGCTCGGTGAGCCGCCATCGTTGTAAGCCAACTCCATCGTGTCTTCCAGGTTTGCCTGGGTAATGGCAGAGCCATAGTCCAGGGTATTGTCGGTAACGAACGTACCCAAACCACCAAACGCACGCGGCGTGGTAGCGGAGCCAGCTTTGCGGGCGCCGAGGTACATCTGCTTTTCGACAAGTCGCATCAGTTGTGGAACAGCCTTGTTGGACTGATACTCGAACTCTTCAGGGATACCATACTGGGAAACCTGGTTCTGAGTTCTCGAAACCTTGATCTCCTGATGGAATATCTGGGTGTAGTTCGAGCCAACCGTGCGGTCAGTGAACGCCACTGCGTCAGAGTCGTCACCTTCCAACCGTGCAATTCCCACGATCGTCACAGTGGTGTCGTCAGCATGGGTAGCTGCCGAACCACTATATGGTCGGGTTGCTACCGTGAGGACGTTGGAGCTGACACTACTTACCCACATCTGCTCACTCTCAATAAGGATGATATGCCCCGGTTGGAAAATGGAGCCGTCGTCCACAGTGATCGTGACTTGTGAGTTATCGATGTTGCTGGCGTCATTGATGGCATCTGTGAGTGGTGCGTGGGTGTCCTCAAGCCATTCCATCTTCGTGGATTTTCCATTCACGAAACGGAATTTCGAGCTGGCACCGTCCAGACCACCGAGAGCTTCAATGCCCGGAGCGTCAGTCGGGTCAATCAGGTCAATAACGTCCGTAATTACGCGCTTGTGCGGAGTAGTATCCGAATAGCTAGTAATCGGACTGTCTATAGCAGCCATGTCTTATTTCTCCTATATATCTAGTCCGAGTTTACGGTATTTCATCCGTAACTCGGTGTGTCCAATCACGTTTCCGCGCCTAACTTCTTTCTTCGCACGGTCATACTGATCACGTAGGTCACCCACCTTTCCGGCAGGTGCGCCACTCAGACTGTCCAGGTCACCACTGGCGGCTTTCTTTGCCAGGGCATCCTTTTTGGTCTGAGCCTTTTCGTCCCGCATTTGCTTTCGCTCCGCTTTGGCATCTTCTGCCATCGCGTTCTTGGCCTGCGAGACTAGCTGTTCAGCATTTTGTGCATTTGCCAGACGCGCATCGTTCGCTTTCAGACCATAAGCTGTTGCAATCTGGACGGTGTAGTCATTCCACGCCTGCCACGCCTGTGCCTGTTGCTGCATGGCGTCGTAGGCGGCGGCTTTTTCGCCGAGAGCCTGTTGTTCTTCCCAAGCCCCAGCGTCTTCATCGCCCACCTGCTCCAGCCGGTGTCTTGCTTGCGACCGAAGGGCGCGTTCTCGCGCCTGGTACTGCTGGTGAACCTTTGACAGCTCCCTGTCCTTAGATTGATTCCATTCCGATAGCCATTGCCTGCGCTTGTTTTCCAGAATGGTGTCCGTATCAGGGGTAGCTGGGGCCGCTGGTACGGTTTCCTCCGTAGTTTCAGATTTAGCCGTTTGCGCTTGTGGTTCAGCGATTTCAGCCTCGTCCGCTTGTACGGTGTTCGTAGTTTCAGCCACGGTACACTCTCCTATATTCAGTTTTTTTACTGCACCACTTATTATAGCATAAGTGACTTACACATAATTATATCCCCGCCCTTTCGCCGCGGGGTTTATATACCCTCAGAGTAGACGCTAGTGCAGGTCTGGATCGGCTCACCCTGCGCTCCTGGCGGGGGGTCAACCTGCCCGTCTGTTGCGCCCAGATGTAATAGGCCCGCTCTATGGCCGCTAATTGTGCTGCCGGTACGGTAGACAGCCAACGGGCTAGGTCAGGATTACGCTGTAAATGCGCCTGTCTTGCATAGGCCGAAAGGTCGAAATAGTCCATCAGCATGACCAGCATCGGGTTCTTTTCCTGTGTCCATTTGGCATGTATCGAGAGCCACGGCTTCAGGTTCGGTGCTTCCTGCTCCAGCGGGACTTGCTGTCGTTGTGCCTGACGTCGTTGTGCCTGACGTCGTTGCGTAGCCTCTATTGCCCCTGTCCTCAAGGCATGGAAGTCATGCAGTATAGAGCGTGTTGTTCTGCCCCTGCTACTCCTTGTCCTTGGTGTCCTGGTTATCCTAGCGCCTTTTTTCACATCCTTGACCAGACCCTTGACCGCCTTCAAGCCCTTCTCGTCTATGAGCTTCAGCAAAGCCTCAATGCCACCCGTCTTTAGCGTGCTATCCATTTCCTTCCTGAACTTGACCCACTTATCACTACCGGGTATGAGCGAGGCGGCCTTGAAATTATCAAAGACCATTTCCTTAAGTAACGTGAACTTCTCGATATTAGGATTAGACTCATAAAGAGCATCGGCTTCAGCAAACCGCAACGCCGTAAGCAAGGCATGGTGAGTTTCGTATTGCCGCTCAATACCCGGCTCGATATACTGGTCAGCAATTCGTCTTACCACTTCGTGAACGTCACCTGTGTCAAGAAATTTGTTGTCCTCATCTATTACCAGACTGCCGAATATGTCCTCTTTTTTGAAGACCTGTTCTGGTGTTAATGCCGTAATACCAGACACCTTATTAGTTTTGGCTTTTCCGTCAACACTCACACTACCACTAAGCCCCATACTCTTTAGCAGAATACCTAGAGTTGGCTCCGCTTCACCATAAAGCGCCCAGTACACCATATCAACGTCTGACAGCTCTGGATACTGTAGTTTGAGTTTTTCTAACTCCTCATGCGGTAAGTTTTGGATAGTACCGAGAACACGCCAAGCCATGAGGCCCTTGGTGAAGTTACCCCCCATAGTCTCGGTCATCATTGCTTCCCTTATACTTCCACCGCCATTCTGTTGTACATAAGCCACAATTCCTGGCACACCTTTTGCGCTAACAGGGAACCGGTCAAACAGCGATATTTCCTCATACTGATTCCAGAGTGCTTGATTAATATCATTGTCATCAATGAATTGCCCAAAGCCTATATCGTAATCTGGCTTCAGTGTGTCCATCCAAGTCTCGGTAGACAAGTCCTTATTTCTGTCGTAAGCAGCACGATGGGCATCACTAGGCATCCCGCCCATGTCTGCCTCTTCGAGAGCCACCGCAGGATTACGCTGCTCTAATTCCAGAGTTTTGACATTCTCTGTCCAAATATTGCCCTCTGGGGATACATCATCACGAAAATCCCATAAGCGTGTATCTGGTAGGCTGTTCTCGAAATTGCGAACGGCATCTCTTAGGCCCGTATTCATGTACTCGCTCCGAGCATCAAAATATTCGGCTATGACCCTATCAAGGCCTTCATTCTTTTTCCACGCATCAGCACGTTCTTTGCCATAAAAGTCCGCGTGTTCGTAGTAGAACTTTTGCGCCTCATAACCTTCAGGATGTTCCATCTCCCACAAGCGCATGTAGTAATCCGTAACCATTTTCTGACTGGTATAGTACGATGCCACCAACTTATGGTTCATCACTAGATTTATTATCTTGTCTTCCAGTAATTCTACTTGCGGTCGCGCTGCTATCCAGTCATTAATTTCACCCCGAATGCTATCCCTGTCAAATATAAATCTCTCATAGTCTTTGATGGTTTGCGGGTCAACGCCGACATATGCTTGTTCCACCAATTTGGTACGCTCGTCCGCTGCCTTTTTCCATTCGTTCCGCGTCGGCAGGTCAGGTAGTTGTAATACAGCACCGAGCTTCATCATGTCAGTCATAAAGGTATCTTGTTCCAGCTGGTCCCAGTCTTCTGGTATCCCCCCGACATCATAAAACTCACGCAACAATTCGTAGTTAATATCAGCGCCAGCTGAACCTTTTATTTTATTGTCTACCATGCCGGGACCAGTACGCGACAATACGTTCCACGCATATGACGCCAGTAGGTCGTGACCTGTATTTCGCCACATCAAGAGATTGGAATATTTGGCGTTCGCAGGGTCGGTCCAGAACGACCTCATTATCTGCCTTCCCTTTTGCGCGTCTTCCGCTGAACCGGTAGCAAATAGACCGTCCACTTCCGTGCGTATTTCACCGTACCTCTTTTGCGCCTCCATAATGCCCACTTCAGTGGGGGAATCATAGCGGGGTCTTGGACCTACAAGCCAAGACATCAGAAGCGGTCCTGGTATACCCGCCCCACCAAACTCTGGGCCAGGTATCCATATCTTGTTATCCCGCATTTCGGAAATGGTGTCCAGAAATAGCCCAAATGCGCTTGCATACTTTAGATCCTGCATATATTTCTGGTTGTATGGATCATCGAGTATAAGCATTACATCTAGCAGCTGCTCTTGGCTAATTATCTTCTTATCCGCTTTAGCTATGAGCAGCTTTCCTACTTTGTCCATGTCATACGGCGTGCCGACGAACTTCTCGCCTTCCGGGGTATCGACACTCATAAGTTGAAATGATCCCGGAAGGATGGCCTCTGGGAGTGCCGTCTCCACTGGTGAGCCGAGTTTATGGCCTAACTCTCCCAAAAAGCTACTGGTAAGACCGAAGCGCCCAGTGTATGCCCGCGCTAGTTCTTTGTTACCATTCCTTAGGGCCAGTTGGGCAAGTATAGGCGCATATGCAGAGTGTACGCTGCCTGGGCCGAAGTCATTGAGAGCAGTATAAACACGCCCACTGGGTGTTTTCAGTATCTCTGGGTTATGGAAGTCTGACCGTAAGAACGCATCCTGCGGATCCACGTACTGCATTACCGGGAGCGACAGCATACCGCCATCGGGCAGGGTTTTACGTATATAGGGTTTCAGCCATTCAGGTGAATCCTCGTTTAGTCCCTCGACCGTATCCCGCATTTTGTTTAATGCCACCACAGCGTGCGGGTTCTCCAAAAAGCGATAGGAACTCCGCATAGCCTGTCTACTGTACCAGTGTGGGTAGGCACTCATCCAGCGGAACAACATATCGAAATTGCGCTTGTCACCATAGTTGTAGTAGGTCATGTCGCGCAGGGCAGTTCCGAAACCCTCTGCCACACCCCGTATTTGGCGAATACCTTCCTTAAGCTCTGCTACCACTTGGCTCACTACTTTGGCCTGTGCTGGATCTAACTTAGTATTCGGGAACGCGTTCCAGTTATTTTTTATATGCGTAGCTGCTCTGCGTAACTCGCGTACCTTTTGGGCCTTCGCCGCAGCAGCGTTGATAACAGGGTCAATAACATCTGCGGCGGCAGACTCGAACTTCCCGCCCATTAGAAAGTAATCATCTAAGGCCTTTTGCTGTGTCTCTGTGATAGGTGCGACGTTGCGCGGAAGCGTCCCATTAGCGGCTGCGCGTACCACGTCATCGTCGTAGCGCAATATCTCCTGCGCCAGAGGATCATACTTTCTTCGGAGTTGATGATATGCCTCAGCTCGGTTAGTCCAATGGTTTTTCCAGAGTTCATCGTTCAGCTCCCAGAATTCAAACCCCTGTTCCCTCGCTAAAATTCTGTTGGCTGAGGCCTCCGCAGCAACATCCCTTCCTTTCCATTCGTCGCCTAGCCTAAAAAATTCGGCGAGTGCTTCTTCTCTTTTTGCCACGTCCTCGATATTCCTTATCGTGTCGAATGCCGCGCTTTGTGCTACGTCACTAGGACCCCTATTTGCTGCCCGGGCGGACATCTCGGCAAGTAGATCCTGCTCAATCTTATGTTCTGGATATTTCTTTTGCCGCAAGTTTTTCCTTATCTGATCCTCTAAATAACCATCCCCTTCCAGAGTGCCTGGAGAAAAATCTGTGCCAGCATCTATTATCCTTAACTTCTCTTGCTCAAATATTGCATCGACCTCTGCTGCACTCTTTGCTTTTTTCATCCGATTTACTGCTTGTGTTTCGCCTACATCACTTACGGCACGATGTAATTCACCAGGTAAACTACGTGAACTACCTCCAAAGGTTTCCGACGCAGCCCTTGTAATATCGTCGGGATGGTACCCAGTTTCCGCATGTCTCATCAGCTCTTTTGCGCGTGGCTCCCCAACAGCCTCTACTAACTTCTCCCACACCCCTTGTCGTAGAGCTTGGCGCGGTCGCCATAGGGTGCGGAATACCTTTTGGATACCCACATACATCGGCATCCGTGCGAAGAAATTCTCCTGTGAAGTCTTGGCTGCGCCCGGTAGTTCGGAGAGCATATCTCCTAACCTTCCAATAAATCCGGCCCTCGCCTCGGCAGGCCCAATAGTCCTTCCCTCGCCAAAATACCTATAAGGAGGCCTACCGTGTTTGAGTCCCGCCGTCAAACGCTCACCACCGACACCCACACCGCGTCTAAGTCCAGGAGGTCTTCCCATCCAATCGTATTGCCACCAATTTTTCGGCACTACCCCTAAGACACCATCCATCAGACCTTCTGTAATACTGACCATGCCGTCACGGGCTACGCGCCCGAACGAATTAAGTTGGGTCCAGCGTGCCAGAAAGCCCTGATATGCGCCCATCGCCTTGTCGCCGCCACGGATAACAGCTCCCATGGATAAGGATCCCGCTCCAGGCCCTTTGTAATACTTCTTTGCGGCACGGGTCACCCCCTGAGGCACAGACTTTAAACTTCCGTAAGCCGATTCGCCCTTATATAAGCGAAACTCATTGATCATATCAAGAGTCATGTCAATTGGTTTTCTGGCTGACTCTGGTACGCCTGCTACATCATTTGCCGCTCTCGCAAAGTATTCTAGCACCCGTACAGCAGCATCCTCACTAGCTCTGCGTTGCGCAATTGTTTTTCCAGTTCCGATACCTTGGTCGATAATATCAAGGAGCCGACTTACTTCTTTTGTATTTGCTCTCCTTAGAACTTCTAGGGACATTATGGCATCCGAGGAGCGGAAGGGATCCATCCTTACTGTACCTGTTTTCCCTAGCAACGCTTTCTCCGCTGACGTAGCATTACGGGGCATAAGCGTTGGGTAATTCGCGAATATCTCGTTCGCGCCTTTTATGTCACCGTCCAAATACTTTGTTACGCCCGTCATAATATGTTGCATCTCATCTTTGGTACGACCTACCGTTAGGGTTTCTAACCACCGGTTAGAGGTTTCTGCGGTGAGTCGCGCAATGGTTTTGGGAGTACGCTTGAACACATGCCTTATCCCCGGAATCTTGTCCACTATTCTGGATATGGGTTGTGAGTAGAATGCTGTGCCAGCCTTAACATTGCGTAACACTTCTTCGGTGGCTGCTTTTCTCCCTGCGCCCGTAATCGACCGCACTACTTGGCCACCTTTTATTATTTCTACAGGGGCATCAACAGACACCAATTGCTGCGTGACTTGATGTTGCATCATCCTTATGTGCTTGTGATGTCGGAGCGGATGGATAAGGGCTCGGTCTGGGTCTAGCATCCAGGGTGCTATAAATTGTATCCATGTCGGCACGGCGTGCTGGAAGTATTCTTGCCCGACTTCCCAGGCCCGTTTTCTGTCGATCTCGGTGGGAACGCCTCCGACATCTACTACACCCGTGAATGGATTAAGTCCTGCTACACCGTACCTATCGGCCAGATAATACGCCGCGCCGACTGCTCTGGCTACAGAGTTCCAACGTGCGTTCCAAGTGTCCCAAAGCACCCCTCCGGCAGCACCCGCTCTGCGTTTGGCCGCAAGACCCGCGGTCGGTTCTTGACCAGTTGTCAGTTGATGCTCCTTCTCGACTCTCGCGTATTGCGCGGGGTCCACCGGATAACCGTAAAATTCAGACCCTACCCCGGGTAGGCGGTCCTCTGCTGCTGTCATGTCAGCAAGTGCCGCCTCTCTTATCTCTTGTTTCTGAAAGACTATTGTGTTTCGTGCCTCGTCCTCTGTGACTGCCTTGTCAGCTGCCTCTGCCCAGTCCTCCCCTCTCCGTTGCATATTCTCCCACCAAGGGTCCATATGCAGTTCCGATGCCTTGGCAGCTGCATGAACCCTTTCTTCAGGGCTTATGATCGCTTCTTCTGCCATTCCCGCCTTGTTAGCGCGGTCGGTTTCCTGAGCGCGACTGGCTAGATCCTGTGCAACGAGGGGAGCAGCGGTTTTCGTACCCCCGCTCACAAAACCTTTCGCCGCTCGGCCTGCTAATTTCAATAGGGGTGGGACAGTGCGCCCTGCTACGATAGGTGCAAGCCTTGCTGCGGCAGGTGCGCCTCTACCCAAAATAGCCGCAATGGGCGTTACGCCGCTAACCGCGTAGGCACCACCCTCCTGAAGCTGTTGTTGTTGTTCGGGGGGTAACCTTTCATACTGCCTCAGCCCTCGCCCTGTCTGCGCCCCGCCGGGAGATAGAAGGTTCGTGGCAGTACGCGCTGTCTCGAAAGCCTTCCAAGCATCTCCTGCGAACCCCCACTGCTCCGGCGTTACTTTCTCTAGTAAGTCTTGCCAACCACTAGGTGTTACGGGTTCAGGTTGCTGTGCCACCACCCTCGGCGTTACTGCCCCTGGTGTAGTCAAGGGCAACCTTGTCGAACTAACGTCGGGCCTGACACCGCCTTCCCACAAAAACTGTGCTATGTTGCTTTCGGGCGCACGCCGAACGGGGAGCTGCCTAACTGGCGCACGGGGTGGGGCAGGATCTCTGCCCGTCCTGCGCCGGAACGCCGTGGCTACCTGACTGGGTGGTTGATGCGGATAACTAGGTGCAGGAGTAACCCTCACGCTAGGTCGTGGCAGCCTAGAACCCCGAGCATACCTTCTTGATGCAAGCCATCCAGCTCTGGCCTTCGCTAGGCTTTCTTTTAGCCAGTCTGCGGCCTCGTCGTAAAAAGGCATTTATTACGGTGCTACGGCGCCCGGATAGTTCGCGGTGGCCGCGTAGCCCATTCTACCCATCAACCATTTAATCCATGATTGAATCTGCGGGTCTACTATGGACGTAAAGTCACTGGGATTAAACCAGATCGGTCCTGTAGTCCCAGATGGTCGCTCATATTCTTGCTCTCCGTAACTGCCATATACTCCCTGTGGGTCATAACCCATTTCTTTTGTCAACCAAGTCCCTAGTCGATCTCTCATGGTCTGGGTCGGGAATGCCCCCAGGCCAACCTCCCTGATATTCAAGAAGGGGTCTGAAAGGTCCGTATCTTTCGCAAAACTAGGTTCACCCGTGAATGGAGGCGTTGTTGGATACGTCCCTGTTTCGGCAGGGGGTATGCCACCAGTATACTGTTGTCCATAGTAGTCAGGATTATAGTAGTCTTGAGTATATGTACCCTGCCCAAAGGTGCCGCCACCCATACCCAAGTAGTCCATTATCTGTTGCTGCTGCTCTGCTTGCCGTCGCGTTTCCTCTTCGATATACATTTTGTTCGCCATGTCGAATTCAGACGGCGTGTAGTAGCCCTGTGGGCCACCTAGATGTGGCAATTGCGCTTGGCGGGCTGCGTACCATTCTTGTTGACGTCGGGCAAGGTCGGCTGGTGTTTGACCACCACCCATTCCATAAGCAGTAAGTGCGCCTGTATCCGGAATGTAGGGCAGGTCACCTGCTGCGGGGTCAACGTAGCCGAAGCGACGTGACCATTCCATCCCACCAACGGGTTCGATTAGATGCTGTCTGGCTTGCACGTAGGCGGGATCGAGTACCTTGTTGCCGTACTCGTCCACCATCGGGAACACCGCACCACCGGGTGTGAACTGGATGTAGCCAGGCATGGGCGAACTCCACAGCGCCGAATTAGCACTTGGGTCAGTCGGTGCTACGGGGCCGCCGCCACCGCCACCGCCACCGCCACCAGAAGGCTTGTTCGGCGGCCAAACCTTCTCGCGAAATATGCCCTTTTGTTCTTCTAGCGCACGCTGCTTGCTGTATCCTCCGCCTGGAGCGTACATAGTCCCGCGAGGAACAGTTGCCGCCATCTCTTCTTCAAGAGAAGGAAGCCCTTGGTTACCTAGCGCCCACTTCTCGCGCCATGGGTCTTTTTCTTCAAATATACCGCGCTGTTCCTGAGCGCCACCAATGTCCTGAAACCATTGGCCTGCACGCGCTGCCTCCCACTTGGATTGATCGCCCCCAAACATTCTCTGTATTTCGTCGCTTTGTCCTCCAAAGGTTTGACCTTCTCCGTATGGATCCCTATAAGGACTGCCGTTTGTCATTTTCTCTTCTCCTAGCTAGGTGGTCGCCCGTAGGCGGCGCGTCTATTCTGGTACTGCTCCAATTCTGGTAGTTCCGGTACTACGTCCTCTGGGGACATGCCCATCTGTGTCGGCATCACTTCCGGCCTTACGCCGGGTGGTTCACCGCCGTTCTGCGGTAATGGTTGTGGTCCTTGCTCGGCTGCTGCCATCATCTGTGGTAGTTGGCCGCCTTGCCCCATCATCTCTGCCATTCTCTGCTTCACCATCACGTCCACCAGTTGCTGTATCTGTTCTGGGGACATACTCGGCAGGTTCTCCGGGTTAGTCCGTTTCTCGGCTAATTTTACCACTTCTTTGTTTTCCGTGAGCCATTCCTGCTCCGCTGCCTGTACACTGGTCTGCGCGATTTCCTTAGACTGTGCCGGAAGCAGTTGTTCTCTAATCCTCTGATTAATCAGGTCTGGATGCTCGAACTCCAGCATCTCCAGGATGCTCTGGTCATCCACCAGCGGTTTACCGTCCACGCCCGGTGCGCGGTATGCCTGCGCTAGTTGTGCCTTCACCATCCTGTCCTGCGGCAGTTCAGGCGTAATGGTCACGGCAACGTGGTTACGTCCGTCCACGTCGTCGGGCTTGATGTCAATCAGCATGGACTTACGCGAACTCGCGCCATACACCTTGGCCGCGTCTCCTGCTGGAACCATGAGGTTTACGCCTTCCATCAGGCCAAACTTCTCAATCAGTTGCAATTTATGCGAGAAGTCCCATCCCATCGCTAGTTCGAGGTTGGTCTTCTTGTCGTGGATCTTGTCCAGTATCTGTGATAAGACCTGCGAAACGGCAAAGCCGGACTGCAAACTGCTCGGTTCCGCACCCCAGGCTATCTCAGGGATACCGCCTAGTTGCTCGTCTGCCTTGAGCCAGCCCATCAACTGGGCAAGCACTGCGGCGTTGGGTGATGGCTGAATGACCGTCACCTTCGCATCCGGGGGTATATGGGTTTCCACTCCAGGCATACCGGAGTCGAGAATAACGGCCTGGCCTGTTGTAGACTGCACCAACACCTTGGGCCAATAAAATAGGTCTACGCCTGTAGCCAGTTTGGAGGCCGCGGCGTACTGTTGTTTGAGACTGTCCATGATCGGCCCAAGCACGGAGTTGTATGCCCAGCGCATATCCGCTAAGGGCGTATCCATGCAGTGTGCCTCGCAAATGGGAACGAAGCCGTAGTCGTGGCGGTTCACCCAGACGAGCTGCTCATCCACAAGCAGAGCGTGCCATTCCTTGTCCCAGTATTCGACGACCGGCACCTTCTGGTTCTCGTCGTCGGGTAATTCGGGCATCTTGCGCTTCTTACTACCCGAAAGCTCGCTCAATTCCGCGCTAATGTCCCAGACATAACGCTTGTATTCCTTCGTGTACCAGCCCACTCCGTTCTCGCCCCACACGCTGAATACCATGTTCGGGTCCGTAACGATGGTGCGGATGGGCATGGAATCGCTCCCCAGACGGTTCACATCGAAGCGGGTTTCGATCACTCCCCTGCCCCTGAGCAGATACCAGTAGACGAACTTGCGCCACGGGTTCTGTTTTGTCTCCATCATGTACTGGCGCTGGTAACCGAGTAG